CTACCTTCAGTGATACAACAGACTTTGTAAGTTTGAGAGGTAGGGGTAGAGAATTTACAGTTAATGTAGTATCAAACACAACAGGAACAGCATGGAGATTGGGGACACAGCGTTTTGACATTCAACCAGATGGAAGAAGATAATTTTACAATAATTAGTGATCAATTAAAATATAAAGATAATTACTTAGAAAAAGATTTAATAGAAAGTATACACAATAAACTTACAGATCCATATTGTCCCTGGATATTACATTATACCAGACCAGAAGATGACACTTCATTTTGGCATTGCCCTTTAGACGACTCTAGCTCTCTTAAAACTGAGGTAGATTATCTAAAAACAAAAATAAAAAAACCCATAATAAGAATTTACGCTAACGGACAAACTTATACACAGCATGGTGATTTTCACCCTGACGATGGACAAGAAACAATTTTAGTGGGGATTAATAAAGAGTTTGACTCCTCTCATGGAGGGGGCACTGAGTTTTTAATTAAAGATAATACTTCATATGTAATTTATCCCACGTTTAACAGAGGTATTGTTTTTAATTCTAAAATATTACACAGGGCTTTACCCACAATAACAAAAATATTTAGGATTACTTTAGCGATAAAAACAGGGTATGATGAGTAATGTTTTTATTATGGCACACACTTTTAATAGTTAGTTTTATAGGAGTATCTTTTACTCTTGGATTTTTGATGGGAAAAAAATATGGCAAAATTAACCTTAACTAGATTTCCTGATCCTAGAGATGAGTATGACAGAGGACAACAAGCTGAGCTCATCAGACAATTAGAAGATTTAATATTACAACTAAATAGTTCTTATACACAAGATACTCAAGAGGAGTCGACACGCAGAAGTTGGTTTTTTAGTAATGGCTGATGTATTTAAAAGATTTATTACAAACGTGACAACGACAGACTTAACGACTGTTTTCACTGTGCCCACTGCTAACGTAGCCTCTACGCCCCCTGTGCCAGTATCAACATTTATAGTAAAGACTATTAACGTTCATAATTATGACGGCAGTGCCTCTGTTACTGTTAATATTGATCATAATAATGGTAGTGCTGATTTTGAAATATTTCAAGTGGATGTTAGTGCTACAAACACAAACACTATTAGCACAAGCATGGTTTATGAAGAAGGAGACTCTTTGAAAGTACAAGCAAATGCAGCATCCAGAGCCATGGTTGAGGTATCTTTACTTGAGGTAAAACAACAGCAATAATAGTATTGATTTCCTAGTTTTTCGCCTATAAAACTATACTATGGCAAAAATTGTAGATGAACCAAAGCTTCTACGGTACGATATGCTAGACGGGAAGAAAATTCCTGTTTACAGTGCCAAGGTAGAAACAACCGTAACAAACACAAAAACAGGAAAAGAATATAGTTCTCATGAAGAGTGTCAGTCTGATATTGATGACCCTAACACAGATACAAAAGAAGAAGATATAAGAAGAGACGTGCATGTCACAGCTCCTACTGTGTTTGCGGGTGCAACAACTATAGAGGAGTAAAATGTTAAAAAACTTTATCAAAGGTATTAAAGAAGCCTTACCTGCCGTAGGCGGTATCATTGGTTACAGTGTTGCTGGACCACTGGGAGCTGGTATTGGTTCAGGCATTGGTTCTTTAGCTGCTGGTAAAGAAGCTGACGATGCTTTTAGAGATGCTCTTATAGGTGGAGCGATAGGTTATGGTGGTCAAACATATTTTGGTAGAGACCCGTCTAGAAATACTTTAGGTTTGGGATCTTTCTTTAGAGAGGGCACTATACCTGGAGTAAGTAATATCATAACACCATTCGGTCAAAGAGGAGCTGAGTCTTCTCTTGCAAAGATGGCTAGTCTAACTGCCCCAAAAGCAAAAGTGGGTGCATCAACAATGTCCGTTGATGATTTTATAGCTCAAAGAGTTGCTGAAGCGGGTTCAACTAATCCTGCGGTATTAGAATATGCTGAAGACGAGGCGATAAAAGATTTTTACAATCAAAAAAATAAATTTGATGTTAGTGACTTCTTTGTAAATAATGCAGGATTTATTATTCCTGCTGCAGTCGTAGCAGGTGCTACTGGAGCCTTTGATGAAAAGACAGAAACTTTAGACATACCTATGACAGAGGCAGGCAGTCAAGGAGCGTTGCCCACGGGTCTTGCAACATTAGTTAATCCTATAATAAACCCTGACGGAACTGTTACCTATCCAGTAAAAGACGGTGGTATCATGAATGCTAAAGAAGGAGATCAAGTAAAATATGCAACTCCTTACGAAGAAGCATTAGCTCGGTTCAATCATGATTTTGAAAGCACAAAAGATATGGTAATGGCAGGGACGATAACGATGGACGAGCGAGCTAAATACTTAGGCGAGTTGGTTGAAAAAATAAAAACACTTGATCCTTTCATGCCTAATACGAAAAAAGACGGTGGTATTATGAATGCTAAACAGGGTATGCAGGCTGAGGGTGGTTTAACTGATAGGCAAAAAGAACTTCTTAAAATGTTGGAAGAACAGCGTATGCAAGAGATACTTGAAATGATGCAAAATGAAAAATTTAAAATGGATCAGTTTCAAAACCCTAAGATTGTTCCTACTGGTCCAGGAAAAGGTGTTCTAACAATAGGAGCTGCAGAAGGCATGATGATGGACGGCAGTATAAGTAATTTTCAAATGAACAGTCCAAGAAGAGATTTATTTTTAGAAAGAGATGGTCCAATATCCGATGACCGTGGATCACCCGACAAAGATACAGTGTTTGCAAAACTTGCAGACGGAGAGTTTGTAGTAAATGCCGATACAGTGGCTGATATAGGTTATGGTATGGGTGCAACAAGTTTAGATCAAGCCAAAGAGATGGGTGGTTCTTTCTTTTATGGCTTACAAGACGCACAGAAAAAAGGTATATTAGGTAACATGGTAGGTAGAGCGTAATGGCAGTTACAGAACAATTAATTAGACAACCACAGTTCATAGAGCAAAGAACGGAGCAACTTCTTGAGTCTGTATTTGGTCCTCAAGGCGTTGCAAATACCTCAATGACAGTGCCTGCCGCTCAAGTGGCACAGTTTACAGCGCCTCAACAAACTGCTGCTAATTTAGCTACAGCAGGTGTTGGTTCTTATTCACCTTTCTTACAAGCTGCCGCTAATACACAGGTCATGGCAGCTAATACTGCGTTAGGTGCTACTCAAATGTACGATCCTAATATTACATCACAGTTTATGAACCCTTATCAACAACAAGTTACTCAACAAGCATTAGCTGAAATGGACAGACAAGCCGCTATTGCGCAAAATCAAGCAGCTGCACAGGCTGTAGGAGCGGGTGCTTTTGGAGGAGGTCGTGAAGGTGTTGTTCAAGCAGAACTCGCTAGAAACCTACAAGATATAAAAACAAGAAGAATATTTGAAGATCAATCAAGAAATTTTTTACAAGCACAACAAGCTGGATTAGCTGCACAACAGGCTCAGCAAGCAAGACAATTACAAGCCGCAGGTATATTAGGGGGTGTGGGAGCACAACAATTAGGATTAGGTCAGTTTGCTCAACAAGGATTACAAGGTGACATCAGTCAATTGTTAGGTATTGGCGGAATGCAACAGGCCCAAAATCAAGCGCAGTTAGATGTTGCACGTCAAAATATATTAGAGGCTCAAAGAGAGCCTTTTGGTAGAATACAGTTTGCTTCTGACATACTAAGAGGAGTTCCTTCAGGTCAACAAGTCTTTACAACACAGCCGTCTCCTTCACCATTATCTCAATTACTAGGTGCTGGAGTTAGTTTAGCGGGTATCGGCTCGTTGTTTGGTGGTGGCTCAGGAATACAATTGTGATATGGCAAATGATATACTTAAACGAAAAATGTTTGTCAGAGGGTTTCAACCTGGCGGTAATGTAAGCGGACCAGGATCTACGATAAATCAAATTATTGAGGGTAGCTTCCCGTTTCAAATGGGTCAAACTTTTGGTCAGGAGATGAAGCAAGGGTTTCAACCTGGTTACTTAGCTAACGTAGCTGGTTCAGGTATTGGTTCCGCCTATGAAAATTTAGCTAACTTTCAAAACTATTTTGTTTCTCCTGTTCTTGATCTAGGTAAAAGAGGGATAAACGAGTTAAGTACAGGTTTTTTAGGAACCGAAAGAACAGAGTTTGCTCCGACACCTAGAGTCGTAACAGGTAGCAATCCTTATGGTTTACCTGTTAACTTACTAAATCAAATAACTCCAAACACTTTTGATACGTATTATCCACCAGGAACTCAGGTTAGATCTACCAAAATAGCTGATATATATGCTAAGGGTGGTGGAGACTATCTTAGAAATATTTTAGGTGTTTCAGGTCAAGAGTTAAGAGAGATAGGTTTATTTCCTTTACCAAACACACCACCACCAGGAACTGAAATGAGAATACCTAGTGGTGATGACTTTTTAAACAGTGAAATGATTTTAGCTCAGGCTACTGATACTAATAAGTCAAATGATCAGATTGAAGCTGAAACAAAAGCAACAATAGAACAAACTGGCGGTGATGCCTCTGTCATGGAAGGAGTAATGGCGGAACGGGCCCGACAAGAACAGTTTTTAAGAGAGCCTGGTTCAGGTTATCAAGCAGGAGGAGATAACTCTGTTGCAAACATGGAGGCAGAACAGCAAAATAAACAAGACAATCAAAACCAACAACAAGACGAATTAAGCTTTGGCGAAGAAGTTGAAAGATTAAAAGAAGAGTTAAAAAAAGTTACAGGTCCTGAAAATTCTCAAGACGCTGCCCTACTCTTGTTAAAGTTGGGCTCAAACTTAATGAGTGGTAGAACATCTGAAAAGGGACTAACTGGTTTCTTAGATGTATTAGGTCAGGCTTCAGGACCTGTTGTAGACACAGCTATTGCTTTAGCAGATAAAAGAAGAACTGAGGAAAGAGAGCTTGGTTTAACTGCTGCAGGACTTGTTGAAGATAGAAGACAAAAACAATTAGACAGAGAGTATAGTTTACTAGAAGCACAAGCTAAGAACCTTGGTGAAATAGGAGATAATAACTATGTGTATGAAATACAGTATGACACGGATCCAAGCTCACCCACTTACGGTCAAAAAATAGCAGATACAAATATCGGTATGAGAATAGACAACCCAAATGATTTACTTGGTTATAAAAGAGCAAATGTTGTTTTTGAAATACCACAACCTGACGGAACAACGATGATGGTAGAGAAACCAAGATACAATGTATTAGACACTCCACCTTGGGAAATGAAATACAACTTTGCTGGTTTGATGAACCCTGAGGGTGATAAATGGAACACGGATCAAACGAGATTAGGTAGAATTGATAGTTCTATTGGTAAGATAGATCAAGTATTGGCTATGTTTGGTGATGGTAATGAAATTGGTTTTTTCTACAATCCAAAGGCTGCGGTTTATACAATCGGAACGATATGGAATCAATTAGCTGGTAAATATCAAGAAGCTGGTAAAGAGTTACCTAATCTTAAAGCAGAAGAAGTAGAGATGGCATACAATCAAATAGCTAATAACCCTGACTTAGGAGACGAAGAGAAGGCAATAGCTTTACAAAACTTAGAGCAAATAGTTACAGGTAAAGGTATCTTTGGTGACCAAAACTATTTTGGAAATAAGGATTACATATCTTATCAGGAAGAATTAGCAAAATATCTTAACGCTGAATTGAATGACAAACTTGATGTGGCAGGAGGTTTTTCTATTAATGATTTAAGAATAGAGAGCACCACTGGTTACATCATAGGTCAATTACCTGGTGTGGGTGATGATGCCTTAAAAGATATTAGAGCGATTAGAAACAAAGGTTATTCAGGAACATATTTCGATGTTAATTCAGGTCAAAATGTTCCTTACGATGGTGGAGAAACGATTGGTGAACTAGCCGATGATAAGTTTGATTATTTAAATGACACAGCAGAAAAGTTTGGATTAGTCTATGACCCATCAACAAGAAGATTTGTACCTAGTTTTGATTCTGTTACCGCTCCAGGCGCTGATAGATCTATTACACTTAACTTAGCTGGCAAAGAAGTTGTCATACCTTCAACAATCGCAGCTGTTGATATTTATGCAACAATTCTTGGTTTTGATTTTGCTAGATACATACAGCCTGAACAACGATTGTTGAAAGATACAATTCAATCTTCTGTTGGTAAGTTTGATTTAACTGGTCAGTTTTCCTCGCCACAAGTTTTATTATCAAGGGTTAAAGGTTTTAAAAATCAATTAATTCAAGAATACAATGAAATAATAAATCAAAACTTTTTACCTGCATATCGTCAAAGACACTTTTATAAACCAAGTGGTTATTTACCTACTACTACTTATGATTATGCAAATTCTGAAATAAGATATGATGGACAGATTGAATCCTCTGCTTCGGGAGCTAACGCAGCTGCAGATCCTGACAATCTATTGAAGTTCTATGATGTTGATGTAGAATTAAACTTAAATCCAGTAGAAGGGGCTGTATTACCTAATTAACAATGAAAACTTTTACACAATTACCTGACCTATTAAGAGCTCGAATGGAGTTTATGCAACAAAATAACAATCCTGAGGTATTTCCTTCTTATACTTTTGATGATGTTGCTAAGATATCGGACGCTGGATTTGATCAAGTCAGAGGTTTTCAAAAAGGAGATCAAGTAGAAACAGACGAAGAAGACACACCTAAAATATCACCTGATCTTCCACCAGGAACACCTTTACCAACTTTCATGGGTATGACTCAAGCTGCAGAATCTTATGGTGGCACCACAAGAGAAACAGGAGCTTCTATACCTATTAATCAAATGCAATCTATTCTTGTGCAAATGGCAGAGAATGGTTTGAAAAAAGGATTACCACAGGCTCAAATTATTAACGATATGGAAAGAATAAAAGCTGAATACGGATATACAGATGCCATGATGTATCCGCAAACAGCCAGTATTGATGAAATTAATGATACTGGAGGTTATTTAAACGGTAGACCTAATCCATTTCCAATGATGAAATTATCTACTTCTGTGCTTTCTAGTATAGCGGGGACTATAAAAGGCGCTAGGATAGGAGCTTTAGCAGGACCATTAGGTGCTGTTTTTGGTGGACTGATAGGAGGAACTGCTGCTTACGTTTCTAATTTAGCAGGCTATGAAGGATTATTGTCATACCTAAACGGTAAAGGTTTATTATACACACCAACTTACAATGAGTATGGTGAGTTTATGGGACAACAAAAGGGCATATATAGACCCACTATTGATGAACAAATAGATTATTTAAAAAGAGAGGCTTTAATCGACCTAGCTTTTGGCGGTGCTTTTTTATCAGCTAGACCTGCCTTAGGTATAATGAAAGCAACTTTAAATAAAGCTACTGGAGTTAACAAAGAGGCTTATCAACAACTAAAAAATTTAGGCATAGACCCAGGTCGCTCTGAAGTATCAAACATGTTTATATTTAATTCTTTACCTAACTCTATAGGTAGAACTCCTTTCTTTGGTACAGTGTTCAGAAAAGCTTATGAAAAGAACGTTGAAAAATATTTAAAGAATGTAGACAAGAACGTTATTCCTGGATTTGATCAATTAGTTAACGCCATGAACGGTGGTGGTCTTGCACCAAAAAGTATGATTGCCGACATGGGGTATGATATGGCAACTACAGTTAGTAAATATACTAAGAACGCTGTTAACGATATTAATAAAAGTTACACCAAAGCAATAGGTTTAGCTGAAAGTTTAGGAGATGTTTTTAGTATTAAAGGTGCAGGTAATCAAGCAAGAGAATTAGCTAAGTCAATATTTAAAAATGCACCTAAGGACGATGCTGGAAAGTTTATTAACAAAGCAGATGAAAGCGTTTTCAGATTCCTAAAAGGATTAGAGGCAGACTCTTTAGCAACAGGGACCGTGAACTATGGTAAGATAAATGGTTACATGAATCAGATTGATAACTACATGCAACCTGATTTTAAATTAAAAACGTCTGCAAAAGATATTTCACAAAAAGTAAAAGGAGTTTTAACAGAACTAGAAAAGTCTTTAGGAGCTCCTGTGCCTTCATTAAAAAGTATTACAGGTAGTTCAAACACAGCCATGAAAGAATATATGAACGCTCTCAAATTAGCTGATGATACATATGCTAAGTATGCCGTGTTGTTTGGTGGTCCTGACGGTAAACATTTTAAAGGCATAACAAAGTTTCAATTCTTTAATGAGTTTCAACAACAAGGCAGTAAATATGTTGAAGACGTATTTAAAAAAGCTTTTAGACTAGAAACTAAAACATCTGTCGAGAACATGGCTAAAATGATGGGTCCTGAAAAATTTAGAGATGCAGTTAGACTAAGAATAGCAGATGCTTTTCAAAATTCTTTTGAAGGTGCACCAGGTTTCATGAGGTCTGCAAAAGATCGAACAGATGACTTCTTTGGTCAGTTAGCAGATATGAAATTTAACGTAAACTCTTTTAAAAGTAATTTAGGTCTTGATCAAATTATGAAGTTTGATGCTAACAAGTTAGTAGCTATGGATGAGGCTTTAAAAAGAGCTGGCTTAGGTATCGGTGTTGAAGATTTAAAGAAATTTGCAGATGCCTCTGAACAATTTTTTAATAATAAAAACTTTAACTTATCAACTTACTTGGCTCGTAGAACACAGTTGGGTGGTATTAAGTCTACCTTACGTGCTATATCAGGTGGCTTCTTGTTCCCTGGTGGAGCAGCTGCAGGTGCGGCCGCAGTATCTGGTAGTGTTGGTTTAATAAACGCTGTTACTTTCTTGGTTCTTGGTAAATATGCCACTAAGATATTTTCTAACCCCTTTAGCATCACTCCTATTAGAGATGCAATATCTACACAAGCAACAAACCTAAAAGGTATTCGTAAAAATTATTTAGAGTTGGCCAGGACATTAGAGAAACTTTTAAATGAAAACCCTGACTTAGAAGAAAATTTAGAAAACGATTTTAATTCTATACAAAGAAGAATTAATACAACTGTGGGCAACTTAGCTCCTTTGAGTAAAGGATTCATGGATTTCCAAAAGGGTAACAATCAAGACTTAATGGAGTTTTTAGACGGGTTTAAAGACATACCTGACATTAATATTGAAACACCAACCGTGCCCGCAGAGGAAAGTCAAGAGCCTGAGTTTAGAGAACAAACTACAACGGTCCCTCAAGAGACAGGTATAGCAAGTAATGTTAGAGAGCCTGCTGAACAAAATTTTAACGATACTAGGTTAGCTTCTGTTGATGATTTGATATCATCACCGACTTCAACATCAGCTGAAAACGCACAGGATTTATTTCCACAAGATTCTTTATTACAGGCAGCACTTAGGAGAAGAGCATAATGGCACCAAGAAATTTTCCAAAAGGTGGTAAAGGTAGAACTTTAAGTAGATCAGGCATACAAAGAATTATGGATGCTTCTGATAGCAGTGTGCCAGGTGGTTCTTTTTCTGACTTAGCAAGAGCAGACAGACAGATTCAAGTTAAATACGACAGGCCAGGAGACGTACAAGGTTTTGTAGATAGATCAAGAAAATTTCAAGAAGGTATTGATGCAGGGGGTAGGCTTGATGACAGTGGCGTACTACAATTAACTGGCACAGATGTGAAAGACGCACAGGGTAGAACTTTATTGTCCATGTCAACACCAACAATGACTGCACAAGCACCCACTTTAAGTCAGTTGGCGGGAGACGCAAAAAGATTTTTAACTGGTTTTAATACTTTATCTTTTGATCCTGAGGCCAGGACAAGTCAAAACCCCGAAGGTAGTGTTATCAGTCGTCAACCAGGTATACTAGGTTTGATATCAAAAGTGGCTCCCTCTCCAGTTTCTTTTATACCTGGAGCGTCTGCAATTTCAAAAGGTCTTGACATTTTTAGAAATATATTTTTTCCTCCTCCACCAAAAGTTACTTATGGTAGTAAAGTAACAGGCACAGTTACTGAAGAACCACTTGATAGTGGTGTGTTTAGCGGATTAAATATTGAACTAAAAGATAAACCTGAACCACCGCCTGTTGAAAACTTTCAATCTATTTTAGATCCAACAATGAATCCTGCTTTATATGGTGATGGAACTTTCTTTAATAGATTTGATGAACAACTAGATCAATTAGGAATAGACAGAGATGTTCTTGAAAATCAAACGTCTGTTTGATAGAATCCTGTTTCAGAAAGGAGAACCCGATGAACATGAAATACATTGGGGAATAGGATCATGATTAAACTTACAGATGCCCTGAAGGCACGAGTGCAGGACCATGAAGGCCTACGCACTCAAATGTACTTGGATAGTTTGGGAAAGGCCACGATCGGAATCGGGCACCTTATTCAGCCTCACGAGAGAGAAAGATACGCAGAGGGCGTAGAGATCTCTATGGATGAAGTTAATGAATTATTTGAAATGGATTTAAATAGAGCAGCTGCGGGGGCTGACCATCTTATAGATGAGTGTATTGGACACGATTTACCACAACACATATCAGAGGTAATTCTTGAAATGGTTTTTCAGCTAGGGACAAACGGTGTTCGAAAATTTGCCAAGATGTGGAAAGCAATGAGAGTTAAAGATTGGAAGAAAGCAGCAGAAGAAATGAAAGATAGCAGATGGCATTCGCAGACACCAAAACGCTGTGAGTCGTTAGCTGAAATTGTAGCGAATACTTAGTCTTTACTTTTATGAGATTCTAGGTGCTCTTCAATAGCATCCCATACTTCAACGTTTGACCAATGATGTAATACAGCCTTTGACACGTCTTCATGTAAAACTTTTAAAGTTCTGATTCCTAAAGCAACAGGCTTTCCTTTATTCTCATATATATGATCAACTTCATCTCTTGTAAGACTTAGAAAGACCTCTCCGTTTTGATACGCTATTCTCATACTCCACACATCCCTTCACAATCGTTAATGGCAACGCCACCTAATTCATCAAACATATTAATCTGTTTGTCTTCTGCTTTTTTATCTATATCTATTTCACTCAAGGGCTTGCCCTCTTTAGTGACAAATACAGTGTAACCTTCACGCATACCTTTAAACCCACCATTGATCTTTTTTTCAAATTCAATGACATGATTAAACTCTTCAGGTGAATTATCTTTTAAATATTTCCATTCTTTCCATGTTTTATAAGGACAGAAAGTACAGGCTGATCTTGGTGGTTTTGGCATCTCGTGGTCATCAAACCACTTTTTACACATTGCTCTAGTTATGTTTCTTTCAACCAAAGGATATACATTTCTAATCCAGGGCTTCCTGGCCTCTTTAACACGATACATCTCGTCACGAGATATGCCCATAATCATATCAACAACGGTGCCTTTTTTAACACGTTGCCCTTTCTGATATCCCATGTGAGTTCTAATAAATTTATGAATAGGTTCTATTTTATAATGACCTGTGCACTGCCTGGTAAGAATACCCATGCTGTGTTTCTTTGGGTCTTTTGTAAAAAAAGGTGGGGTTCTTGAAGTATGTAAACCCTCTGCTGCCTCGATAGAATCTGTTTCAATATTACCAGCGCTGATTACATGAATGGGGTAGTTTTTTATTTTACTCTTCATCCAATCAAACCAATCATAAACTTCTTTTGGTTCTGCCATAGTGTCTGCGAACACAGCAAAGTCAGGCATCGGTCCTACCTCACCATACTCATACATGAAAGCCAGCGTGCTTGATTGCACTCCCGCTCCTAAAGATAATACGCTTAAATCAGCCATTGCTTTAACTCCTCTCCCATGACTTGTGTCGCTATGTTAATCTTATTTCTTAAACTTTGTACA